TTTATTACTTGCCTCTGCCCAATACTCTCATTGAATGGTAGTGTAACGTCAGCATCTTTGAGTTTAGCCAGACGCTTGTTTAGTTCCGCCTGATGCTTCTCCAATTGGGCTACCATTTCTTTCCTTTCTGCGTTAAGTTTCTCCGCGGCTTCCTCTAGTTTTGCTCGCTTCGCTATTTCTATTAGGGTAAAATCTAGCTGAGCATCTTTTTGGGTTATTTGAACCTGAAGGCCGTCCATGAGCTTCCGCAGGTCAGTAGCTTCCCCGATAGCTTTCAATACGATGTCGTAATTCATTTAATCCTCCTTATCCGTGCCTTAGCCACGTAACGTCTAATGTTTGAGTTGTACTACCCTTTAATACAAACCCACCATTCCTTGTGGTGTCTAGTTGGGTAACGTAACTGGTAGATGCCTCATAGTAAGAGTAACTAGCGTTCTTGTAGACAGGTATAATCTCGTTCACATCCACCGTAGCTGACAGTGCTCCAGTTGGGCAAAATCTAATCCAGTAACACTTTGTATATAACGGAGCCTGCGAAGTCCCAAGTGTAGACCTCACCCAAGCTGTAGGTAACGTCCATGTATAGACCCCATCTTGTGCTAACGTACCAGTAGAATCAGTCCCATCGCCATCCCCACCAACATCAGTAAATGCTAGAGTCCCCGGAACAGCAGTTGAGCAGTATTCAACATCTAACTCAACGTCATTGGAATTGACGTTACTACCCATATCAATCTGTATTCCTAGGGCTGGTTGACTAAAACCCAGATATAGATAGTCCCCAGTTGCCATTGCATCTAGTGGAACGTGCGTTGTAGACAGTCTATCCGTTGCCTCTGTTTTGTAAGGCGTGTATGTTCCGGCAGAATCACTGTAGTATAGAACGTGAATTAAAGCTGGTGACAGGGCACGTCTCCAAGCTGAACCACTATACATGATGACTCCATCAAACCCTGGCTTAAAAGCGAGGTAACTGGCAGTGGTGGTAAGAGATGCCTGTTCACCCTCCTCGACAGTTAAGGGTTTATCCCACGTATAAGTTGCCATGTTTTATCTCCTTTATTTTTTTTGTCTTTCTGGTCTTATTCTGCTTGGGCGGTTTCATTGAAATCTGCCTGATATCAAGCAGAACCTCCAGGATTAAAAGTTCCGTTACTTTCGGGTCTGTTTCTATTTGGCTTCGTGTTCTCATAGTTTTCCTTTTGGGGGAGTATAAAGCCCTCCCCCAAGGCTTTTAAGTTTTAGAAACGGGATTACCACTCAGTAGCATCAGTTGTTTCTACAGCGAAGTGTGCTATGTTAGTGGCATTCATCTTGGTCAAGTCTGCTTGGGCGGTCATACCATGAAAAACAACAAGGTCTGTAGGAGTGCCACCCCGACCAGAAAAGTCACTGTCACCGATATTTAGGGTGGAACCATCATCAAAGAACTTGCAGTCCTCAATAACAGTAAACTGAGAAGCCCCCATCAGGATGTCGTTAGTGTTACCCCTGAAGTAACAGTTCTTAACCACAGTTTCAACACATGACCCCAAGCCATTGCCAGCTATTAGGATGCCAGTATCCCACCCAGAGAACCAGCAATCCTCAATCCAGACATATTGAGCAGCATCACAGTCAATTCCTATTTGGGCGGAAGACCTACCCTCTATCTTTGCTCCGACAACCTTGGCGTTAATCACGTCCCCATAATCACCCGTGTTTATCCTCTCAAAGTGTATGGCAGCAAAATCTCCTGAATCTGTATAGTTCCTCCAAGTACCCCCGTAGATTTCCGTTTTCATGCGGAGAACATTTAGAGTATGGCTTGTATCAAGGGTGCTGTTTTTGAACACGACTGCCTTTCCCATACAGATTATGCGGAACCGACCTATCTTGTAACCAAGCCAGTCATCACCGCTTGATGCCTGACAAGCGGTTGTGGTACAACCCACAGTTGCTTGCTCATCGTATTCCCCTGGACCTACAATAAGGTCAACATCTTTGTAGCAGTTCTCGCTTTGGATTGCCTTGGTAATCCCTGCTTGGAATGTTGCGAGGGCACTAGACCAGCCCACGCCACTATTCCCATCGTTACCAGTAGCTTGAGCCACATAGTAAGTTTTTACGGCAGGTGGGTATGCACCTATTCCAATGACCTCCGCCCCACTTGCATCTAGTTCCCTAGTTACTCTTAATTGCTGAAATCCAGCCATTTTATTTTTCCCTCCTGTATATTATTTATAGTCCCTTCGCCCAGGAAGGCTTAGGACTTATTCGCTTTAGCTTATCGCTATGCTTTAGAGGACTTCACTAGGATGTATCATTCTCAACCGTTCCCCTTTGTCCTCTTGTGCCTTGTGTATGTCTTCCATGCGGTCAACCCATGGAGGGTACTTCCACTTCACCAATGCCCAACCTGCATAGACCCGCCTCATAGACGAATCGCAACAGGTTGGAGCATCGTGTTCTATTGGAAGAACTCTCTCTACAAATTTACCGCAGGTATCACACTTGAAGTCGTAGAGTGGCATTTTTACGCCTTTCTGGTGAAGAATGGGACTGCGAAGCTATCCTGAACCTCAACCACGCCCCACAGTGCTTCAGAGTGATAACGCCTCTGATGTAGCTCTTCAAACTCCTTAGTCCAGGAGTTCTGAATCTGAGCACAAGAAGCTATCGCCCTTCGATGAAGCATTATACCGTAAGCCCCTGTAGAAGCTGCTACCAGATTATTGGTTACACGAACCACACAGCCGTAGACAGAATTACCGATGATACCATTCTGGATATTCCCAATTTTGACGTAATCAGCCGAAACCAACTTGTCAATCTTGAGCATATCAATAAGACCAGATGGGTCAACAATGAGAGAGCGGTCCGCTCTATTCATTGGGACATCGGCCTCATCAAGTGTCTCTTTCAGGTAGAGTAGAATATCATCCGTAAGGGTCTGCCCGTCAGTGCCATAAGCCGAAGTAGAGTAGCCACCGAGGGATGAAAACAGTGTGCAAACAGAGGTGTCTATCAACACTCTAATGGCATAGGCTGCCTCGCCAGAGGCAATTTCCTCAACATTGGCCTGGGTTTGCTTGAGGGTCATATAGTCAAGGTCTACAGGTGCTTCGTACCACTGGTCTATACTCAACGTTACAGCAGTCGTGTTTAGGGGATTAAGTGAAGTACCCTTAGTTCCGACTACGACCTCAGTACCCGTCACGTGGTTTGACTTGGGAATGTATAGCGTATCGCCTTTAACAAGACTATTACGCCATTCAGAACTAATAGCATCCCACGCTACCAATTCCTTTTTAGCTGCATCAACAACTCGTTGCTCGTAAATCGCTGGTACGAATTTGTTGGTTGAAGCAGTAGTTGGTGTTCTCGATGAAAGTGACATCGTTTATCTCCTTTTTAATCAGTTATTCGCCCCTCCTCCTGAGCTTTAAGGATTTCATCCTTATTAGCTTCCCAAAATTTCCTGTCGGAAATCTGGGCTTGAGTGTAAGTCCTTTTACCGCTCACCCCAGGAAGAGTTCCCGTGTCTGTTGAATCTAAACCCGCCTCTTTTCTCTCCTGTGCTAACTTATCCTTAGCGTCCTGTTCAGCTTCCTTGGCATTAGCCGAAGCATCCTCCTTAGCAATTTGGGCTACCGACTTATTAAACTTCCTTAACCCTTCTGCCCGAGTAGTGGCTTCTTGTGCCCAGTCTATCCTCGTATCCTTTGGGTCAATGCCCATGTCTGAAAGATGTTCCATCAAGGCTTGAACAAGAGCCTGTTCTTCTGTTGCACGTTGGCTCTCGAACAATCCCTGTTGCTCCCTTTGCTTAAAAGCTAAATTCTCCGCCCGCAAGTCCTCATTCTCAAGGGCTTGTCTCGCATCCGGGTCTAAATTCTCGTATCTGCCTCGAACCCTAGCTGCAGCGTCCTCAGCAGACCTTGCCCTTCTTTGGGCATCCGCAATCTCTCTGTCTTTTATTCCTTGCATCTCACGCCTGCCCGCCTCTTTAGCTTGTCCTGTTTGCTCGGCTATAAGTTGCTGGATTGCACTCGTTTGTGCATCTGAGAAAGGTTGCTCTTGAGGCTTCGGTTCAGCCTCTGGTGAAACAGTCTCCTCTGTAGAAGTCAGTTCCTCATTAACGATTTGGTCGTCAGCCATTGTGCTCCTCCTCTTTTTTGATGAAACCATCTCCGGTATTGAAGCTGGCTCCGATAAAACGCCATAAGCGGTTTATTTCCCTCTTGACATTTTTCCCTTAACTATCTACGCCCTCTAGCACCTCGGCTGGTAGGAGGCTTACCCCTTGGTGTCCTGAAAGGCTTATCACCTGGTGCAGGTTGAATGCGATATCTTGGCTCTTGCCTTGGTGACCTAACAGGCTTACCCCCTGGCATTATTGCTTGCCTCACGATGGGTGGCTTACCCCCTGGCATTATTGCTTGCCTCACGATGGGTGGCTTACCCCCTGGTGACCTACTAGTTGGTGACCTGGATGTTCCCCTTGCCATTGTGTTTCTCCTTTATTGGTTACTTTGCCACGCTATGTTATATTTAGCGTGACAAGAGCGATGTGAGACGAAGGGTATCCTACTTAAAGTTACCCTATACCTGCTAACGCTGCTTCTCTTTGTTTCATGGCTTGTTCTATTGCCTTTTGTCTGTCAGTTCCCGCCTGTTGACTCTGAACTTGAGCTAGAGCAATCTGTCTTCTAATATTAAGTATCTGAGGATATTGTCTCTGTAGTTTCTTCGCCGCTATTGGGTCAGTCCTCTCTAATTCCCTGATTTGGTCAGCAATCTGTCTTAGTTGCGGTGGGTACTGTGCCCAAACACGGTCTTCTAATTGTTGAGCAGGAGACTCCCCGATGATGGGTGCATCCTTTGGTCTGTGGGTAACTATCCCAACACCCAAAAAACCTGGAGATGCAGTTATGCCTCCCATTAACCCCTCTTCGGAAATAGCGTCTATCATATCTTGGAAGAATAAAGGTGTTAAGCGATTGTATGCCTGTTTTCTCAGGTTTTCGGTTTCAAAAGACATTTCCTCACCCATGTATGTAGTGCCTTGAAGAATGTCGTTTAGAAGACCTGCGGCAGGGGATAACTTTGACTGGATAAATCTCTTTATAACATCCAACCTGTTTAACTCCTGTATTCTACCCGTTGTGGTTTTTCTCTGTGCGGTAGCTAGCTGAGCCAGAAAACGAGCATACTGAGCATACCCCGTCCAGACATCTAGCCTAGTTTTGCCTATCTTCGCTTTACCAAAATCAGATGAGCGAGGGTCTAATTCCACAGTTGCCCCTGCTAATTTAAGCATCGAAAGTATCCCTGTTCCAAAAGCAAGAAGGGATGCCATTGTCTTCCATGCTTCTTTTCTGGTAACAGGATTTCGGCTTGCAAGCATGGTTGCGAACTGAATCCTTGAAAGTATCAATCTGGGCGAAAACAAGAGTGTGTTAGCTATAGGCCCGATGTCGCCTTTTAACAACTTCCAATCACCACGTCCAGAAGCACGGGTAATAAGTTTGATTAAGTCGTCTAAATTCTTCTCTGTAGCAACCCCCATCTTTTCATATAATTGTTTACCGTGCACGTAGGAATTAAATCTTAACCAGTTTAATCCACCCACATAGGCTCTTTCTGATTGCTTGACTACTGGGATGTGCTGTGAAAACCTGCTCATAAAGGTCTCTTCAGCCTTCCATAATTGAGTAATTCTCCCTGGCAAGGGAGCCATATATCCACCTAATTCATTGAACTCCTTGAACCAGGGGTGGCTCCGAATAAGAGCGTCCGACTCTTTGAGATGCGTATCGCTGACAAAATACTTAACCTGCTCTTTTACCATCTTGGGAGCTAAATAAGGGCGTCTTGCCAATAAGAGTCCCCCCTGTCGTAAGGTTGCGGAAATTTCACCACTCGCCAGCAGTGCCCTCGGTAAGTTAGCAATATCCAATAAGGTCTTAACCACTTTTTGCCCCAACGTATCAAACATTCCTGTAAATTCAGGACCGAAAACCTCACCCAGTAACCTAATCTCACTCTTTGTTAAGGGGTCGTTTGTTTGAATTAACTTAATAAATGCTTCATTAGCATTAAGTTTCTCAAAGCTCCGTAGGGATGAGTCTCTAATTGCCCCAAATAACTGACTAGCCTCATCGGGTGAAAACTGTTCCCTGAGAGTACCTTCGGCAGTGGGTAATTTACCAGCCCTTAATTTACCAGCCCTAGCCATAGCTGCTTCAGGTTCGCCAACCTCTAGTGCCTTACCTATCATGGCTGCTCTTTTCTGTAACTCTACGTGTCTTAATTGTTTGGTTTCCCTTAATACAGGCTTCTCAGCCTTCAAAAGGGACAGCATCTTATCTACAGCAGCTACGGGTTGAGCAGGTGGTTTAACATCAGGCTTAGGGGTTATGGGTTTTCTGGGCAACCTGGCCATACCAGCCTCTTCTTTCAAGGCGGTCTTAACTATCTGGGGTGTACGTGATTCTAACATCTGCCCTGCCCTGATAATTCCCCGTCCACCTGGCCCCCCCCCCATAGCCATCCAAGGAGCAAATTCGGCAATATCACCCATACCCATTCTAGCTGGTTGATAGGTTTCTGGCTTTTTACCTTCTCCCAACCAACCACCCCATTGTTCCCAAGAAGGGACACCAAGTGGTAAATAAGGCTCTTTTGGTCCGCCCTTCCATTGCTCATAGGCTCCGTATTGAGCACCACCAGGGAGAAAGGAAGTGGGTAACATTGGAGAACGCCAGTCTTTAGGTTTTTCAAAGGCTTCATAACCTTCAGGCAAAGGACGGAATGGGGCAGTCCCAATTGCCCCAGCCATTGTGGAGGCTTTTTCGGCCTGTTCCATTGCCCAGGGTAATACGTATCCAGCAGGTCCAAGAATCTGAGCAGTTAAAGAAGGAGGTTGCTTTATCCAAGCGGGCAGACCCTGGCTTACCTGTTCCAGCCAAGAAGGTTCAGGTTTTTTATAGGGGTCGGTTCTCCCCTTAATGCCAGTATAACCTTTTTCTAGTAACCTCACTTACTTACCTCATCCAACGTAGTCCAGAATAACCACCACCTGGAGGTGCTGTATTCCGTAACCGCCATTGCAACTCTTCGGGAGTTATACCTGTTCTAGCTTGGGCATAAGCACCATACTGTTGCATTGCAGTTGGCCCCATTCGGGCTTGATACTGTCTGGAGGGTCTTACCAATTCAGGCATACCACTCATAGGCAATTGATTTCCACCAAGCCATGACGGTTGTGCATTACGTTCAGGTGTACCGCCAAGTTGAGTTAATCTTCCAAGCCAACCAGTGTTTTTATCAGCGGGAATAACCGCCTCACCCCTATGTAAACGTGCAGTCATATCTTTTGGCACGTATGGGGTTCCTTGTTCGTACCCAGGAATCCCCTCTGGACTACCTGAAGGACGAAGTGAATAAGCAGGCTCTTTTATCCTCTTGGTAGGTTCTCTGGTGGGTTCAGGATAAGAAGCAGTCCGTGATTCTCCCGTAGTAGCCGCCCCAAGCCATCTACTAACTTCAGGGGTACTGGTATCAACGTAACTACTGACTGGAGTATACTTACCAAACATATCTCCACCGAACACTTGTCTTTCTGCAAGCGTTCTATCCATTCCCTGATTTATCATTTGAGTTACAAGTTGCATTTTTTCCCGGGACGAAAGGTCTCTGCGAAGTGGGTCTCCTGATTGAAGATTAGTAATCGCTGTCTGATATCTTTCCTGTGTTTCCGGTCTTTCAGCAGCAATCTGACCTGTTTGTAAGTAAGCGATACTTTTGTCTGGTGTACCCATACCCGAAGGCATAGCCCTCCATTTCTGATAGGCGAGGTCATGCAAGGCAGACTTTTCCGCTTCCTCTGGTGACAAACCAGCAGCAAGATACCGGTCAACATTCATTGGCTGCCACCCAGCCCCCGTTACTCCTGCATATTGGTCTCCTGCCGTACCACCCGTTGAGGTATAACCGGGTGGTGTATAACCCGAAGGGTCGAAACCTTGTGGTTGAAAACCACCATAGGTCTGTGCATTGGTTCCTGTAAATTGTTCAGGCCATCCAGGTACTGGTTGACCTGCTCTTAAACCTTCTAAGCCGGCATATTCCTGTGGCATTAACGGCATCATCCAGGGCTGAACTACCGGAGGTTGCCCTGAAGCTGCATGATATTGCATGAATGAAGGGGGGTGAGCTGCCATTTGAGCTAAATAATTCTGTTGTTCTTGGCCTAATTCCTGTTGAGCTTGCCACGGTAAGAATTGAGATTGCCACTGTTGCCATTCAGACATAGGGTCAGGGGTGCCTGCAGCGGGAACTTGACCTCTCTCCCACAATGTTTGCTCATAATCCCTCTGGGACTGTGCCTCTGCTAACTCCAGGTACCGTCTTTGCTCTTCTGTCATACCAGCAGTACCTTCAGCAGCCCCAGCCTGAGAATAGAACTTTGCCCATGCCAGCTCCGCCTGTGACCTCTGATAATCACTCATACCCTCGGTAGCTTTGGGGATAAGGCGATACATTGTAATTTTAGCAGACTTCCCGCTTTCATCTGTATATGATTGGTCGTATTCTTCCCAGCCGTAACGCTCTAAGAGTTCTGGAGGGATTTGTCCAGGGTCTGAGTAGGGGCCGTAATCTGGACCCGCGGGTCCCGTTGGTTGCATTGGAGCTAAAGGATTTACACTTGTCCAAGGAGCCTGAAAGCCTTGACCCGCAGGGGTTTCCCATGGGAACTTAAACCCCTTTGTCCAATCAGGCCACCCCCCCTCGGTTTGTGTTGTTGGATACCCATATTCAACTGCCATTTACTTCCCCCTCCATCTCCAAAACTTCTCTATATGCCTGTTCAAAGATGCGGTCTTCTAACTTTTTAGCCTCTTTTATCAAAGGGTCAATAGTTTCCTCCAACCACACTTCCATAGCCCTTACTTTCAGGTCGATAACATAATCTATTGCCTTTGTTATATCACTCAAGAACCACCTCCCCCGCGACCTTGCATTGGATGAATCGGGTTTTGGCTTCTCATTGCCTTTAGCTTGGTCTGTAAATCTTGTGCTGAACCCAGAGGTGCTATGTTGGGAATGCCTGGAACCATTGGTCTATTACCCCCCATAGGTGCTCCGCCAGGTGACATTCCTTGTTGCGGAGGCATGGACGGTTGCATCCCCATTGCCATTAGTCTCTCATTAAGTTTACCCCCAGCAGCCTTTGAAACCAACTCTTGCAAATTGGGGTCGTTGTTGAGTTTCTCTACCTCTTCCTCTAACTCCATAGCCTTCGAGTCTACATTAGACATCTGCTTTCTTGCCCAAGGTAAGGTAACTAAACCAGACTCAACCATTCTCTCTAAATCGTCATGCCTTCTGTATTCGTCTTCCTCAGAGATTGGGGAGAATTCTACGTAACAGGTAAATGGTTCTTTCATCTTTTCCCTGTCTATAACTTCATCAATATCCTCATTGGCTGGAGTCATAGCCCACATTCTGGTATTAGCAGGGATAACGTTTTTATAAATCTTGGCACAGTTAATTAAAACCCTTGCCCACCCATTCTTGAAGGCATCCTTTGAATACTGATAGCGAGTTGAGGCCTCAGCAATTATCGCCCTTCTATCAGCCCCTGACCTTACTCCTGACTCCGATAAACCTCTTACAGAACGTGGTGCAGCATGAGCAGCAATATAATCAGCTGCCCTTGCCTGATGTTCATAAAGTGCAGCCGGGGCAGTATCCCTACCCCACTCGTGAAACTCAACCTCATTAAGAACAGGAGTATATTCGCCAAACTTCTTGCTAATCTGCGTGTATGAACCAGCATTGGAGCCAGTTATATAACCACCACCCCATGCCTCTCTAGCAAGAATAATATCAGCAATAGTGAAAACCTTTGACTCAGCAATAAGGGGGTCGAACATATACCTGAGCATACCCACATATCTCATATCTGGTTTGCTTTCAAAGGATTGATTACCTAACCCTGAATCTATAAAGACATAGGGGATAAAACCATAACCATGCTTGCCAACCCCCCCCTTAACTTTGAGGACAGGCTCACCATCTACTAAGTCACACCGGTAGATACCATCAAAGTAAACGTCATATTCAATTTCATCCGCAAGCTGTAAACCCTTGCCGTTTGTCCAGTGAGTAGCCCAATGAGGCCATTTCTTTTTAGCATTGATAACCAGTATTTTGTGGCGTTCAATCACAAACCCCCTGGGACCGTAAGAAGGGTCTGGCATGATATTTCTTGGATTTACTGCTTGAACTGTGAGTGGAAAAATATCCCTAGCTTCTCCCTCCCACTTCTCTATCTTCGCTACATATTCCTGTTCGGATTGGCCTTCTTTCCGCAAGGGTTTATCAGGCCATATGTCGGCATTCCACAGAGTTTTGAAAACTGTCAAACCATGCAGTGCATAGTGTTTAGCCCCCACCCTGGCGGGGATTATGTCGGGGTTGAGGTTAATCATATAATTGACACCGTGATAGAACTTTCGCATTACCTCGGCTTCTTCATTAGAGGTCTTAAACACACCCTTCTTATTCACGGATATTCGGGCGTTTGAGACATCTATGTGGTCAACAAAGGTATCTACCATATCCCTGGCCGTAGGGAGAACAATACCCTCCGCCTTAAATTCATCGGGGATATTAAGGTCTCCCTTAAAGTCCAACTCGTAGAATTGCTCGTCTTTCTCAAACTTAGTGTATAACTCTCCGTAATACTCCACGCATTTCGGTATTAGAATAGATTTAATATCTTCAAATGTAGGTTTATCACCCTTCATTCACTACCTCCTGTGAGAAAAAGTAAGCGTTTTAACAGGTTCAACATTCCACTCGGTATGAACCTCCCCCTTTTTAAGCCAGCATATACCCACTGCCATAGGATAGTCGTCATGCCCGCCCTTCATAGCTTCTATGCGTCCTTCCCTCTCGGAATTCCTGATAACATCTGAAAACTGCTTGACTCCAATCGGGTTAAAAATGCGAATCTGCCTGTTATTGATAGCGGGTATTAAGTTTCCCCACAACTCAAACCGAGATACAGTGTTTGTGTTAAACCCAATCCTCTTTCTGGTTTTATCCTGATACCCAAAGTTCGTATAACCAATGCTTTGTGCAACACTGATTGTAACCGCACCCACATCGTTTGACTCTATCCACCACAGAGGATTTCGGTAGTGCTTCAGTAAAGCTATACTTTGATAAGCCAATTCTTCAGGGCTGATACGGCTATCTAAAATATCAGCCACCACCTCGCAGGTTTTAACGTTCATCACCGCAGTTACGCTAAAGTCTTTGCCAAGCCCATGCGAGGTATCCGTAGCAGCTATGTAGAATTCTCCAATATTGAAGGGTTTATAAATATTGATAATACTAGAGTCTAACCCCTCAATATCTATCCTTGCCCTATCACAATCCTTCATCATGGCAGCGAGGGCATCCTGTAAAAACGCTGAAACAGTTGAGGTCGGTCTTAGTGCCTCTTCAAGAGAGCGGGGATAAGCCTGTTCCATATGGAGTTCAGGGGTTAAACCCTGAAGTTCGTCAGGGGCAAGGTTTCTCTTTTTATCTTCATACCACTCTTCATCCCTCCCCGGTATCACATCAAAGGGGAAGAATAATGACGTAAAGCCGTTGTTACCCGTTCCCCACTTACCTTCAGGCTCAGGAATAAACAATTCCTTCTGTTTATCCCAGCATAATATCTTGCCATTCCTGAAAATAGACTTGGCTAATGTATGGGGTTTTCTTTTGTTAACCGTGAAAATACTTATCGCCTGTCCACCAACACTGTCTATCGCTGGTTTAGCAGCATCAAAGTTCGGA